AAAGCGGCTGTTAACTTTTAAGGAGATAGGATATGGCTACTACAGCTACTCCAATGGGTGCAGAACCCGTAGGTACGCTAAGTGCCTCCGGTTCCTTCACCGGGAAAGTCCGTCATATTAAAATTGCCTCTGGCTATGCCACTGGCGTTTTTTATGGTGACTTTGTAAAACTGGTTGCTACGGGAACAGTAGAGAAGGCGGCGGTTACGACTGCGGCTGTTGCTGGAACTGTTGGCGTGTTCTGTGGTTGTTCTTACACAGATCCCGGCACTGGTCAACCAACCTTTAGCCAAAGCTGGCCTGCGTCAACTGTAGCATCTGATGCTATGGCTTACGTCTGTGATGACCCCAAGCTCTTGATGCAAATGCAAGGCGACGGATCTATCGCTCAGACTGGTCTTGGTAACAACGTAAAAGCAATTAGCACTGCTGGCTCCACAGCTATCGGTCGCAGTAAGAATGCACTTGATGCTTCTACAATTGCTACCACTAACACGTTCCCACTCCGCATCGTAGACTTTGTTGACGGGCCTGACAGTGCTGTAGGTGATTCTTTCACCGACTGTATTGTTACTTGGTTACCCGGAAGCCACGCATACGATACGGCACTTGGCGTTTAAGGAGGCATAAACAATGGCTATTTCACGCGCACAAATGCTGAAAGAGCTTTTACCCGGCCTGAACGCCTTGTTCGGTCTGGAGTATGAGCGTTACGACGATGAGCACACGATGATTTACGAAACTGAATCATCCGAGCGTTCGTTTGAAGAAGAAGTGAAGTTGTCTGGATTCGGTGCCGCACCGGTCAAAGCTGAAGGCGCCGCCATCAGTTACGACTCAGCACAAGAATCCTTCACTGCTCGCTATAACCACGAAACTATCGCCCTCGGCTTCTCGATCACTGAGGAAGCTATGGAAGATAACTTGTATGACTCTTTGTCTGCTCGTTACACCAAGGCGCTGGCTCGTGCTATGGCTCACACCAAGCAGGTTAAGTCGGCAAATCCGCTTAACGACGGCTTTACGTCTTACAACTCTGGTGACGGCGTAACGCTGTTCAGCACGGCTCACCCGCTAGTAAACGGTGGCACTAACGCTAACCGTCCTGCTGTTGCGGCTGATCTGAATGAGACCTCTTTGGAAGATGCAGTGATTAACATCGCGGCGTTTACCGATGAGCGTGGTCTGCTGATCGCGGCACGTCCTCGTCGTCTGATCGTTCCACCCTCGCTCCAGTTTGTAGCAACTCGATTGCTTGAGACTGAAGGTCGGGTTGGTACGGCTGACAACGACATCAACGCCCTTCGTAACAACGGGTCAATCCCAGAAGGCTACTCAGTCAATCACTTCTTGACTGATACCAATGCCTTCTTCTTGATTACCGACGTACCGAACGGCATGAAGCACTTCAACAGAACAGCGTTGGAGACTTCAATGGACGGCGACTTTGATACTGGCAACGTCCGGTACAAGGCTCGTGAGCGATACAGCTTCGGCGTATCAGATCCTCTGGGAATCTACGGATCACCCGGCACGTCCTGATAAATACGGGGGCTTCGGCCCCCTTTTCCCCTGACTGATGTTCCATGTGGAACACTCAGACACTTGCCAAGACAGGAGATTGACATGGCTAACACAACATTTGATGGACCAGTTCGGTCACAAAACGGATTTCAAGACATCAGCAAAGCGTCTGGAACCGGAACCGTTACTGAGAACATCTCTATTTCACACGACGGAACTAACAGCGTTGTAATTTTCAAGGATCTGCCAACCTCTGATCCATCGGTTGCCGGCCAGCTTTATAGCAATTCTGGTGTGCTGACTGTATCTGCGGGTTAATTATTGGGGCTTCGGCCCCCTTTATTGGAGGATACAATGGCTGACGCAGTTACCAGTCAAACAATCCAAGACGGTGCTCGAAAAGCTGTCTTGAAGTTTACGAATATTAGCGATGGGACCGGAGAGGCCGCTGTCGTGAAGGTTGACGTATCCGCGCTCAGCGCAGACCCGATGAGCAAGTCTGCTTGCACCGGAGTCAACATAGAGTCTATTCGATATTCAACTATCGGGATGGGCATTAAGATTTTTTATGATGCAACATCTGACGCATTGGTTTGGGAAATCCCTGCCGATTACTCAGATACTGTTGACTTCTCAGACGTAAGTGGAATCCCCAACAACGCAGGCTCAGGCAAGACCGGAGACGTATCTTTTACTACGGTTGGCGCTGGTGCTGGTGATGTGTACACCGTTGTCTTGACGGTTATTAAGCAGTACAGCTAATGCGGATTTACTACAAGTCGGGCGGCAAAACGAAGTCAAAGGTTAACGAGGCCGGGAACTACACCAAGCCGACCATGAGGAAGCGCCTGTTCAGTCAGATAAAATCTGGCGGCAAGGGCGGCAGTCCCGGTCAGTGGAGTGCCCGTAAAGCGCAAATGCTAGCCAAGCAGTACAAGGCAAAAGGCGGAGGCTACAAAGACTGATGGCGCTGAAGAAGTCGCAGAAGTCACTGAAGAGCTGGACCAAGCAGAAGTGGCGCACTAAGTCCGGTAAGCCTAGCACCCAAGGCAAGAAGGCTACGGGAGAGCGATATCTACCTGAAAAGGCGATCAAGTCGCTAAGCGCAAAAGAGTATGCGGCGACCAGCAGAAAGAAAAAAGCGGATACCAAGAAGGGCAAGCAGTTCTCAAGCCAACCAAAAAAGGTGGCCAAGAAGACAGCGAGGCACAGGTAATGGCGACCAAGAAGCCGGCGAAAGGCAAGGCCAAAGTCAAAGTCACATCTACTGGCAAGAAGGTCAGTTACGGTCAGGCGGGCAAGGCTAAAGGTGGTGGTGCTAGGGTAAAGCCCGGAACCAGCAAGGGCGATAGCTACTGCGCTCGCTCTCTAGGAATCAAGAAGCGACTGTCTAAGGACAAGCAAAACGACCCCAATACACCTAACAACCTCTCCCGTAAGCGGTGGAAGTGCTCTGGTGCCAAGTCTAAGCGAAAGTAGTTATGCCGATTAGTCGAGCACAAACAGGTAAGCAAGTAAAAAATGCCCCAGCCTCCAGAAAGGCAAAGGTCAAGACTAACAAGAGTAAGAGGAAGAAGGCGTAATGGCGACAAGCGGCACAACCAGCTTTACTCTTGACCTGTCAGACATCATGGAAGAGGCGTATGAGCGGGCAGGTCTGGAGCTTCGTGATGGGTATGATTACCGGACTGCTCGTCGGAGCATTGATCTGCTTATGCTTGAGTGGCAAAACAGGGGTCTTAACCTCTGGACGGTACAGAATACCACGCTGGCTCTTGTGGCAGGAACGTCATCATACGACCTTGATGCTGACAAGTTAGACATAATTGAGGGCTTGCTTCGTACAGACGCTGGTGACCCAGCAAAGCAGTCCGACCTTACAATGCAAAGAATTTCGGTGAGCCAGTACGCTCATCAGACCAACAAGCTAACTCAGGGCCGACCGTTGCAGTATTATGTTCAGCGGAAGCCAACCGGTATAACCATCCATGTTTGGCCAACGCCTGACGCTACGCAGACGTATACCTTTGCGTACTACTATATGGACCGGATAGAAGATACAGGCAGTCCCGCATCAAACAACATGGATGTGCCGGCAAGGTTCTTGCCTTGTTTGGTTGCGGGGCTTGCCTACCAGATTGCCAGCAAGAAGCCAGAAGCGATGCAGTTAGCTCCTGCACTGAAGCAGGTGTACGAGGAGCAGTGGGCATTAGCGGCAGACGCGGCCCGCGAAAAAGCATCTTTGTACATGTCTCCGGGTGGCTATAACAACTTATGAGTAGCTATGTTACTGGCAAGAAAGCCTACGGGTTTTGCGACAGAACAGGCTTTCGATATCCATTACGGGACTTGGTGCGTCAGATAGAAGATGGCCGCTGGAATGGATTGTTAGTTGGTCGGGATGTGGTAGATCAAGACCAGCCCCAACTTAAACTGGGAGATATTAATGCAAGCGATGCACAAGCTCTTAGGTTTCCTCGGCCTGACAACGGACTTGACGAAAGCCGCGCTCTCTTTGCTTGGAACCCCGTGGGTGGTGGCGATACTGCTTTCGGTAGCCGCACTGTTGGCCTTGACATATCAGGTCTGGTTGGGCGTGTAAGCGTTGAGGTATCTGTACCCGCCCCGACAGGCGACGTAACTGTCTACCCTACGGGGGTTGCCGGCGATGTGGCCGCAAACGGGGTCACAGTGGCCGCAGACACCATAACTAGTTACGCGATAACAGTTAGCAATCCCGGCTCAGGCAACAAGTATTATCAAGACGGGTCATTGCCGGGGGCTGGCGGGGTAAATATCAATGAAGGTAGCACTTACCGCTATGATCAGTCTGACAATAGTAACTCTGGTCACCCACTTCGCTTCTCAACAACAGTGGATGGGACACATGCAGGTGGATCAGCATACACGACTGGCGTGACATACGTTGGGACACCGGGAAGTGCCGGTGCCTACACACAGATTGTGGTGGCAGTAGGCGCCCCAACACTCTACACATACTGTAGTGTCCACAGCGGCATGGGTTATCGGGTAAACACACTATGAGCTTTACATATACGACGCTAAAGCAAGCGATTCAGGACTATGTAGAGTCCAGTGAAACATCATTTGTTAATAATCTGCCAACCTTTATCCAGCAGGCGGAAGA